ATAAGACTGGCTCTGTCGAGTGAAAAAGAAATACATTTATAAATTACGCGGGTAGGGTGGTCACCACACCGGTCTCATAAGCCAGGTGCATCGGCAGTTCGAATCTGTCACCCGCATCCAAATAGGAAAATCGTATGCCAATGTATGAAACAACAGTTCGCACACCTCAAGGTGATACCAAAGATAAAGTCTTTGCACCTAATGTACAAGAAGCTAAGAAGCTTTTTGAACAGAAACATGGTCCTAGAAATGTTCCATACATACCGCATATGATACCAAGTTAATTCGGAGTGTGGCGCAGTCTGGTAGCGCACCTGGTTTGGGACCAGGGGGTCCAAGGTTCGAATCCTTGTACTCCGACCAAAGTTTTTAAAAGAGGAAATAGTATGACATGTAGAGGTTATGATTCAAAGGCAGTTAAAGTCCCCAAATCAGTTAAACGTGCCGCGGCATTGATTAGTGATGCTCATGTGCGCGGGGCTTTTATTCGTAGTTTTGTTGAGATTGAAAAAAGCAACTCACGTTCAGGTGGGAGTCGAGGAGACAAGAAGTGAGCAAGGGCAGTAGACCCCGTCCCTATAGTGTTAACTTAAACACATTTAATAATAACTGGGACAATATTTTTAGAAAAAATCAAGTAGATGATGACAAGCAACCTCCTCCGGGAACTAGTCGTATTGAATCATCTAATATTAATATTGATGTTGATACAGAAGTTAAAGATAGTACCCAGGGTGGTTAGATAGAATTATGCATCGATAGCTCAGGGGTAGAGCGTCTCCTTTACACGGAGAGGGTCCGCGGTTCGAAACCGTGTCGATGTACCAAACATAAAGGAGTAACTATGAGCAAAAGTGAAGATGTGATTAGTCGTGCATATGGACATATTGTAAAAGAAGTTACTCCCATAATTAGTTTTGATATAATTGTATTTCGTGGTTTCAAATACTACTGGTACAAGTTAGTCAGAAAAGTTACAAGATAAGCGGGTATGATGTAATGGTAGCCTGTGACCTTGCCAAGGTTAGAGCCCGAGTTCGATTCTCGGTACCCGCTCCAAAGTTTTACAACAACAGAAAGATGTTATGACTGAAAGCAGAGCAAGATATACAAGTGAAGAAGCCGCACTCATGGTTGGGAGTCGATTTGATTTAGTTCTTATTGCCTCACAACGTGTAAGAGAATTAAAGCGTGGACATCGTTCTACACTTAATACTAAAGCAGGACCAATTGTAACTGCATTGATGGAAATCGAAGCTGGTCTAGTAGGTCGTGAATATCTAAAACGAATTAGAAAGAATTTATAAACAATATCTCCCTAATGTAATGGCAGCATACCGGTCTCCAAAACCGTTAGTCAAGGTTCGAGTCCTTGGGGGGATGCCAAATAAATTGCCCAAAAGCAATTGTCAATAAATCAATACAGTGTTACAATACATGTATTGAAAGATTAAAAGGTTAGGTACAGCAATCCATACTTTATTGGAACTGTTAGACACTGTGGTGAATCATTGGAGCAAAGCAGGTAAAACTGTGTAGCGTTGAAGGTGTTCATTGAAGCAAGACTAACAAGCTCAGAGTGATGGCCTGAGTTTAATAAAAGCAGTCAACAACTAACCTGTTTGTATTCTAGGATGATTACAGCAACTTAAACATAAAATCTGAACTAATTGCTATAGAAGATGGTCGCAGGACACAGTAGAAATACTGTTCTAGGAAACTAGACATTGAAGGAATAGACGACACATTGGAAAGACTTTGTATGTTGCTAGTAGCAGACACAATTACTAGATAGTCAACATGAATTGTTGATAGGGTCAAGGTAACTGAACCGATATACAGGGGAAAGGCTGACCAGAAAATAAAAACACCAGTTACGCTCATCCTGCTAGAGACATAGAATGTTAACAGCAAATTTAAATTTCAACCAATATCTGAAAACAAAACACATTCTGTAAAGGAAAAGAAAATGAACGCATTTGTAAACGCAATCGCAAATCAAGAAGCCCGTACCACAAACGGTATGAAGGCTCGTAAGTCAACTGCTAACTCAGTGGTTGATCTGTTCTATAACATCGGTGCAAGCCGTGGTAAGAACATTATCCCAGCATTCACTGCGGCATATGTGCAAGACAAGGACCTCGCTTTGCGTGTGGCTTTGTGGGCACGTGATGCACGTGGTGGTGCAGGCGAACGTCAACTGTTCCGTGATATCTTGTCATACTTGGAAAAGCATGACCCAGAAGCGGCAGCACGTTTGCTAGTTAAGATTCCTGAAGTAGGTCGTTTCGATGACTTGTTTGTCTTTAAGGACAAGGATCTTAAGGCTAAGGCATATTCTTTGCTAGGTGACAACCTTCGTGCAAAGAACGGCTTAGCCGCAAAGTGGACTCCTCGTAAGGGTGAAGTAGCACGTGAAATCCGTGAATTCTTCGGTATGAGTCCTAAGCAATATCGTAAGACACTTGTGGCAATGACTAAGGTTGTTGAAACACAAATGTGTGCTAACGATTGGGACAACATCAACTATTCACATGTGCCTTCACAGGCATCACGAATCTACAAGAAGGCGTTCAACCGTCATTCTGTAACATTCGCAGAATATGTTGCTAAGTTGGTCAGTGGTGACAAGACTGTGAAGGTCAATGCTTCGGCAGTGTTCCCTCATGAAGTCTTGAAGGGTTTAATCTCTGCGTACGGCCGTTCTACTTTGGGTAAGACCGAATTGGATCACGTGACTGCACAATGGGATGCATTGCCTAACTACATGAACGATGCAAACATTCTACCATTGGTAGACGTATCTGGTTCTATGTCTTGCCCAGCAGGCGGAACTGGTAGTGTAACATGTTTGGACGTTAGTGTATCGCTTGGTCTTTACCTAGCTGACAAGAACAAGGGTGCGTTCAAGGACACATTCTTGACCTTCAGTGGTACTCCTGAACTAGTTACTCTAAAGGGTACTATCGTTCAGAAGATCAACCAAATGGTTAACTCCACTTGGGCAATGGACACTAACTTGCACAAGGCTATGGACAAGATCCTAAGTGTTGCGGTCAAGAACTCTGTTCCTGAAAGCGACATGCCTAAGATGTTGTTGATCCTTTCTGACATGCAGTTCAATCAATGTGTAACCCACGATGATTCTGCAATGGAAATGATCCAACGCAAGTATGCAGAAGCAGGCTACACTGCGCCTAGCGTAGTGTTCTGGAACTTGAACAGTAGCGGTAACGCCCCTGTCAAGGCAGACAAGTCTGGTGCGGCTCTAGTCTCTGGCTTTAGCCCAAGCATCATGGCAAGCTTGCTAGGTGCTGATCCTTCTGAGTTCACTCCAGAAGGCATCATGATGAAGACCATCATGAGCTATCGTTACGCATGTTAAAGTGCTAACCCCCTAAAGGGTCTGAGTAGAAATGCTCAGACCTTTTCCCATATCTAAAATTTGACAATAAATCAGTTTGGATGTATAATACTAATATTAAGGAGTTAGAAATGTGGATTGAAAACGTAGCGGCGGCAGATATACCAACTAGGTTTCATCACGAAGCCGGTGAGAATAGTATGCTGATTAGCATTGTTGACCCGGCAAGTTGGAGACCCGTTCCCGCTCACAAGTTCAAAGAGATTCACAATTTTGAATTCTTGGACGTTGAAAAAAATGATGTGGTTCTTGACGAGGCAATGCGTTGCAGTCAGGAGCAAGCAAACGAATTAGTCCGACTGTTGCAACATGCAAAAGACAACAGGATGAATGTAGTTGTCCATTGCTATGCAGGTATCTGCCGTAGTGGTGCAGTGTGTGAAGTTGGTGTGATGATGGGCTTTGAAGATACGGGAAGATTCCGTAGCCCTAACTTGCTAGTCAAGCATCGCATGATGAAGGCACTGGGTTGGACTTATGATGAAGATGAAAAGCCAAACGTTGATGATTGGCGAACTTTTAAGAGTATAGAATGAACAAGTTAATTGAAGATGGAAAGGTAGCAGTGTTGTACAGTCCTGGCTTCGGTGCAGGATGGTACACATGGAACTATGATACTCCTGAAATACTTTTTGACCCAGCAATCGTAAAATTTGTTGAGAACAAAAAGTGGGCTGAATTAGATACATATGTAACACTGAAGTATCCTGAAATCTACAAAGGTGGCATGACAGACTTGGAAGTAGAATGGATACCAGAAGGTACATTGTTTAAAGTAAATGAATATGATGGAAGTGAATCCATCGAATACAAAGAAAACGACCACTGGATGGTTGCGTAAAGGAATAATATGTTTAAAGTAATAGGCAAGAATGCAGAATATGAAGTATATTCATTAGATGATGCAATGTTCTTGGCAAAGAAGATGAATGAGTTTGTATCCATCAAAGGTATAGACTTTGAAGTGTGTGGTATGTTTGGAGTTGACAGTGTAGTAGACGGTCTATGTCCAGATGGTGTTGCATACGATTGGAACAAAGCTAGCCGAATAGGTAGAGTAAAGAAAGAGAGGGTATAATGCCAGCAGTATTTTTAACAAGTGACACACACTTTGGTCATGCCGGAGTGTGTAGATTCACAGAAGCAGACGGTGTTACTAAGATTCGTCCATGGACTGATCCAGATGAAATGGATGAGGAAATGATTAAGCGTTGGAACGATACAGTACGTCCAAACGATAAAGTATATCACTTAGGTGATGTTGTCATTAACCGCAAGTCTTTAAAGACATTAAGCCGCTTAAACGGTGACAAGGTTTTAATTCGTGGCAACCATGACATTTTTCGTGATGATGAGTATAGAATGTACTTTAGAGAATTACGTGCATATCATGTAATGAACGGAATGATTTTAAGTCACATCCCGTTACATGAAGCATCGTTAGGTCGTTTTGGTGTTAACATTCACGGTCACTTACATTCTAACAGAGTGAAGAAGGCTAGGGGAATCGATGCTAAGACAGGTGCAACATTATACAGTACTGAAAACGATGTACGTTATCATTGTGTATGTGTTGAGCAAACTGATTTTACTCCTATCTTATTTGAGGACGTTATCAAGCGTATCGAAGCAGAAGGTGGAACAGTTGGTATGCGTAGTGGGAACGTACCCACAATGTAAAATAGACCCTTCGGGGTCTATTTTTTCGGCTATCGTTTTGTGTAAACAAAATACAATCTATCGTTGGCATCTTTTTTAAACGTATCTAAATTAAGATTGTATTTTTCAGCAAACTCATTTACGACTTCAAAAGTCCAAGGGAAGATATCAACATAAGGTCCTGTCTTATGAGGTATACCAGGGTTAGCACGTAGATAGAATTTTCCATTATTCTTCAACAGATTTATACAATGACTGAATCGTGTTTCAATCTCATCCTTGCTATTAAAGTTAATACTACCTAATGCTATAATTACATCATGGCTTTCTGGTTTTACTTTGTACTCTAATATATCAACTTCATAGTCAGCACAGTTGTTGTATGGATCGATACCAATGATGTTTTGAATACGACCCTTGAAGGGATGATATCCGCAACCAACATCAAGAACCTTCTCTGGATTTAGTTTGTTAATCTCATCTGCAAGTTCCCATCCAGTATGTTCATAATCACCTGTTCTTGGTTTCCATATCTCACTAAAGAAACGCAAGATATAACGTTCTGACAAATCATTAGTAATGTCAATCAATGTCCCTGTGTAGTCACATGGCAAATGCAATTCAGCTTCTACTGCCTCTTTGAATTTGCTATATCGTGCGGGTGTCCAAGGTAGGTCTTGTACGATAGTATCCTTAGTAATAGAAATTTTGGAATACTTGGGTAAATTAAACGCAAGTTGCAAATTTTCTTGTAAAAGCTTAAAAATTTTAGTATTCATATGATTTTTTGTAAGATGGACTAAATAATTGTCACATCATATTTATTCTTGGAGGACTGATGAAAAAACTTTTAGCATTGTTAGCATTTATACCACTAGTTGCATTTGCTTGGCAACCAACAAAACCCATTACAGTTATATTCCCAAATGGCCCGGGAGCAGGTAATGAGATATCATTTTTCTTTGTAGCAGATATAGTAAACAAAAAAACAGGGGTAACTTTTACAAGAGAACACCGTGCAGGAGCAGACGGTAACATAGCAATGAACCATTTCAATACTGTTCCAAATGACGGTCATACTGTTGCAGTTCCTGCTTGTAATAGTCAATGGATTACTGCTGAAGTTTGGTATCCACAAATGTTAAAGTATAACATATATGACTTTGAACCAGTTGCTAATATAGCACGTAGCCCTTTAGCATTCTGGGCTAATCCCAATAGTAAAGTGAATACACCTGAAGATTTGATTAGAGAGATACGTGAAAAGAAACGCCCTATCAACTTTGCGATTGGTGGAGGCGGACACAAGTTAGCCGTTGAATACTTAACTACAAAACTAAATGTACCCGGTGGCGATAAGGTTCAAACTGCTATGTACAAAGGACCAGCACAAGCACTATTAGATGTTATGGGAGGTCATGCTGAGTTTGCTGTCACCCCAGTTGGTGTAGG